GCATATACATCATTTAAAATAGCAAAATCAGGTTTTTCATTGTAGGCCCAAAGTAGAACTTCTTCCTGTCCTCTTGGACGCTGCATAATAATTAGTTTCTTGCTCTGCGGATTCCAAGTAAAGTTGATAAAGGAACCAAACATTTTACCTATAAGTTCTTGGTATCCAGCAAATAGTTCATATGTTGCAAGTCCGCCCATATTGGTCGAACTTAACAGGTATGTATTTGTGTAAGCAAGATTGAAAGGTTCAAATACAGTTCCACCCGTACCATTACCTGTTCTTGATCCCACACTTCTTCGATATATTTGCCTTACCTGTTGTATTTCACTGGGTAAAATATATTCGTTTTGATCCTTCTCAAGATTGAGAGTGATGTAACTTTCCTCTACAGCATTATCAGATCTCTGTCGAAAAACACCCAACGAACGCTTTAGTGCTGTTTCATAGTGTTCTGGATCTAGCTCAACATCAATCATTCCGTCGCCCAGGAATGTTTTACAGTAATCAAAAACTTCTTGTTTTGCGTTGTCTATTTGGCTCATACAACTATTTATGCCTTTGTTAGAAAACGGTAAATACATATACTATGCCAAGACTCAGTTTATATCGCCCGGAAAAGGGCAAGGATTACAAGTTTATAGACAAGACTGCCTGGGAAATGTTCCAAGTTGGTGGTGTCGATGTATTACTACACAAGTACATAGGACCCGGACCATCAATACAAGGAAACACTCCTAGCACTCCTACATATAACACCCAGAGCGAAACTAATATTCAGGATATGCTGTTTTTAGAAAATAGAGACAGAAAATATGATCCTGATGTATATGTTATGCGTGGTGTTTATAATGTACAGGATATTGATTTTAATCTAAGCCAATTTGGATTGTTCCTACAGAATGATACTATATTCATTACATTTCATATAAACGATACAGTAGAAAAACTTGGAAGGAAAATCATAGCAGGTGATGTAATAGAACTACCCCACCTAACTGACGAACACGCACTAAACGATTTGCAATTTGCATTAAAAAGATTTTATGTAGTTGAAGATGTTAACCGTGCAGCAGAAGGTTTTTCCGTTACTTGGTATCCGCATTTATATAGAGCAAAATGTAAACCATTAGTAGATTCACAAGAGTTCAAAGACATACTGGATCAAATTGCAGATTCAGAAAACTTCAAAGGTGTTTGGAATCCTGAATCTACATATTATCCAGGAGATACGGTAACTGCTCCAAACGGTGAGAAATATACGGTATTAGCAGAAGTAACCGGAAAGCAACCTCCTGATTCAGACTACTATAAACTTGCTGATACGCTCAAGGACATTATGTCCACTTACGAAAAAGAAATGCAAATTACAAGTGCAGTTCTTAATCAAGCAGAGGCTGATGCTCCTAAGAGCGGTTACGATACCACTAAATTTTATACCTTACAAAGAGACAATAACGGTCAGGCTGAACTTGTAACCGCTGATAGTGATGATTTACTAATTCCATCAACGGATGAGAATGGTGATCCTATCTATGATGAAAATGGTGAACAGGTTTATATGAATGCTACAGCAGATACTGTATTCCAGTCTCCTGAAGGAGATGCATATAAAGGATATTTAACAGGTGATGCGATACCAGGAAATGGTGCTCCATTCACACAGGGAATAGCATTTCCTATCAATCCTACACAGGGACAATTTGCTCTTAGGACTGATTACAAACCAACAAGGCTATTTAGATTTGATGGTGTAAGATGGGTTAAGGTAGAGGATAATGTACGTATGACTATGAGTAATTTAGGACCAAGCGATGTTGCAGCCGGCGCTGATTTTGCAGGCAAGGATGCAAGAGAAAATCAAAAATCAACATTCATAAACAATACCACTACCAACAATATTAATGGTAAGAGTATAAAAGAAAAACAAAGCCTATCCAAGGCACTTAGACCAAAGGCGGACGACTAATGCGTATTGAAGAGATACTAGGCTTTGCAAGAACAAGCGGAAAGAAACACACAGTCAAAAGGCGTCCACCCGAAAAGGAAGAGGAACCTATTGCACTAAAGATTAAACAGCGCCGGGCAGCAGCAGCCAAGGGCGATGAAAAAGCATTTACACACGGATTTAAAAAATAATGGATTTTTTCTACGACGGACAGGTAAGACGATATGTAACACAGTTTATGAGAATTTTCATAGGCTTTAAGTATCAGGCTGGCAATGGTGATGAACAATCTGTACCTGTTATGTATGGCGATTTAACAAGACAGGTTGCAAACATTATAAGAGAAAATTCAGAAAATAAGTTGCCTACGGTTCCTAGAATAGCCTGTTATATTACATCATTTAGTTTAGATTCGGATAGATTGAGCGACCCAACATTTGTAAGTAAGGTGCACATTCGAGAAAGAAAGTATACTGAATTTGATTCAAATGGTAATCCAGTGTATACAGGTGAACAGGGTGGTAGTTATACCGTAGAAAGATTAATGCCTACTCCATATCTATTAACAATGAAAGCGGACATATGGACATCAAATACTGATCAAAAATTACAACTACTTGAACAAATTTTAGTCCTTTTTAATCCAGCAATGGAAATACAAACTACTGACAATTATATAGACTGGACCAGCCTAAGCGTTGTAAAATTAGAAACCGTAAACTTTAGTTCACGAAGTATCCCTGCTGGAGTGGATTCGGATATAGATATATGTTCTTTAGAATTTTCAATTCCTGTTTGGATTAGTCCTCCTGCTAAGGTTAAAAAATTAGGAATTGTAAGAAGCATTATAGCAAATATCTTTACTGATGAAGGAGAAGTCAAGGATCTTTCAACACTGGTTTACAATGGTTCAAGTTCAAACACAGTTTACGTCAACAATAGATATCCTGTATTACTGTTCAAAGCCAATAATGGACAGGATTATGATTATGATCTAACCATAGTTGATAAAAATCAAGCAGTTCAAGTTTTAGGTTTGGATGAAAAAGAATTCGCTAATAAGGATTTAGACTGGAATGCTGTGTTGGATTCTCAGGGAGGATTTAAGCCTGGTAGTAAAATTTATTTTAAACAACCTAGTGGTTACGAACTTACAGGTACGTTTGCCGTTAATCCGATTGATCCGCACGTACTATTAGTTACCCTTGAACAGGATAGGATACCAACAAATACAAGCATAGCAGCAATAGACAGCCAAGGCAGAAGGCTGAGTGGTGCAAGTGCAGGAACTATAGATGCAATTATTGATCCTTCAAAATTTAATCCAATAGAAACTTATGGTAATCATTCTAACATACCAAATGGCATACGATACTTAATGCTTGATGACGTTAACAACAGTGACAATATTGGGCAAAGTTATGGAGATACTCCTTACAATGATCTTTATGATGGTCCAGATGCTTGGAAAAATGCTGACGGTAACGATCCAGTAATACTTGCGAATAGCATAATTGAGTGGGATGGTGCAGAATGGAAAACCATTAAGACTCCAGAGACTCTAGATGATCCAACTTACATACAAAATCTAAGAACAGGAATTCAATATGTTTGGAATGGATCTGAATGGCTCAAATCTTTTGAGGGAGAATATGCTCCAGGATACTGGAGATTGGATCCTGATCCAGCATAATTAAGTATATGCAAAAACGTGTTGGATTATTATACTTGGCTGCGGATACCAAAAGAATTTTACTTATTCTTGAAAATGAAAAGTGGACTGTTCCTACCTTTCCAAAAAACACCACAGTAATTAAAGATAGTGAAGAAACTCAAGAAAAATTTTCAAAAGGAAAGATCGTTCCTATTGAATTATATCTCTCCAAGGATCAGGGTTTTGAGTATGGAACTTACATTTGCTTGGTAGAACAAGAATTTCTAACACAGAGTGTGCTTACTTATTGCTGGAGCGACTTAAATTATCTGCCAAAAAATGTTCACAGTGGCCTGCGTAATACATTAAATAATAATCTCATAAGAACAAAAATTGAAACTGTATTGGAGTTACAAAATGATAAATCTTTTTAATTCGCCTAGATTCAAAGAAGACTATAAAAATATTTCATTAAAAATTGAAAATATTACCAATGAAAAATTTCAATCAGAACTTAAAAAATTATTAGTGCAATTAGTTAATGAAGTTAAGAATGTTGATAAAATGCACGAACGATTAATTTACGATAAAAAACTTCCCGAAACCAATGGTGATTCAAAATCTCGTCTTTTAGAAATTAGAAAAAAGATTGATAAGAGATTGAGTGATTGGGATAGATCAAAAAAAATCTAAATTGTTTGTATGTTTTTAATTGTAAGCGATCCTACCATCGGAGCGTGAACACTACATTGGTATCTGTATCCGCCCGAAATACTTTGCGGAATTTTAAAATAAAGGGTACCTGAAGTTTTTCCTTGTGCGTTGCTACCCGTTGATACATTTCCATTGGTGTCTACGTGATATAATCCATCATTATAGTTGGTTCCTGCTCCTGTTTGTATTAGAAAAGGATGTCCCGAAATGTTTAAATTAAATGCAATCGTGGTTCCATTGATGGCATAAATTGTCGGATTATCAGTAGTTCCGTATTGGTCAAATCTATAGGAAGAAGCACCGTTGTTTGTAACTGTAAGGCTTGTTATTGCTGGTAAGTAGAACTTATCAACAGTTAGACTTGCTGTACTAACATCACTAAGACTGCTTAGTTGCGATACTGCCTGATTGGTTATTGTAATTGTGTCAGTTCCGGAATTTGTTGTTATCGCTATACCACTGCCTGCTACTAGTGTGAGTGTATCAGTTGATGTATCAGCAACAACACTATCCTGTCCGGACACAGCAAAGGTTGAAAAACTATTTGAAGCAGCACCACTGGCATCAGCATTAATTGTTATCGTATCAGTCGTGTCATCGGTAGTGATGGTTACATTTGATCCTGCCACTAGTGTGAGTGTATCAGTTGATGTATCAGCAACAACATTATTTTGTCCATCTACCGCTATCGTGGTAAAGGCAGTAGCAGCATTTGCAGTGTTAGTAATCGTTACCACACCATCTGCTGTAGCAGTGGTAGTAATACCACTTCCGCCAACAAATTGTATCGTATTTCCTTCGGTTACTATCTGTTGTGTACTATCATCCGCAGCAATATTAAATTCAAAAGATCCGCCTCCGCTTGAGGAAGAATTACCACTTCCCGTTCCTGGATCCGCAACGGTGATGTTATTTCCCATACCTAGGTGGTATTCACAGACATATTTTAATATTTCTGGTGTATCAGTCAGTGGTGTTATATAAACTTTTCTTGATGTGGCTGTTCTAAATTTAGCAACATAATTTGCATAAGTTACTATCACACCATTTAGAGTATGATAAACCTTTGTCGTATATGCCGTGTCGTCTTCCTTTTCAAACTTTAATGGATGTGGATTTGCACCTCCAAATGTTACGTTTGAAGAATCAGATTGATCAAAAACGTATGTATATCCTCTAACAAAATTTATTGTGGGTGCTTCACTGCCGTTGATATAATAAACATTTGCAGTGTCACTGCTATTACGTGCTACGGTTATTGTTTTGATTAAGGTTGATACTCCGCTGTCAGGAAGATTAGTGTTGACAGTATCTTGAGTAAGGACTAGATCTCCACCCACTTGATCCTTTTCATATACTCTTAGGGTGTGTAAATCGGAATCATAGAAAATTTCTCCGCGCAGACCAGATTTTCTGTCCAGAAATGGTTTGTCTCTGGGGATTAATCTTAAGCCTTGTAGTATCGGAAACTTACTAGTTGCCATTGTCCTTCCTTATAATTTATTTATTACCACTTATCCAAAGGACAAGGAGACTTGTTTATCAATCTGTACACGATGTTCTTTAAATCCATTTGGCACCCACATTCGTTGCAAATGCGCCATTTTGAATCGAATTTATCGCAGGTTTTGCAAATTGATAGGTTGTCCTTGGCTTTATTCTTTGAAACAACTACCTGTTGTTTTAAATCTTTTATTAGATATTGTTGACTTTTTTCGTCCCATTCTTGGTTGTTTGGATCATAATTATTTTCCATTATGTCTCCTAGTACACAATAACAATTCTGCCGTCAAACCCTCTTTGACCTGTAGATCCACCACCTCGACCAGCATTGCTACCATAGTATGAGCTTCCGTTGTTAGATGGAGTGACACCTGTTTGTGCACCAGTTCTGGTGGTATTTCCACTAGTCACTGGACAGGATCCCGTGCCACCTATGTAGCCGCTTCCGCCGCCACCTGCTGCACCATTGGGATTGGGTCCGCCACCGGCGCCACCATAGTAGCCTCCGCCACCTCCGCCAGCATTACAGCCGTTGCCGCCTGCTCCTGCTGCCCAGATGCTGCCCCACTGTTCGTTCGGCCAACCTGATTTACCTGATCGCTCCGCTCCGCCACACGCAACACCACCACGCAATGTATTACCACTACATCTAGATCCACTTGTACAACTGCCACCGGCATTCTGAGTATATTGTCCGCCCTGGCTCTGTGTACCACGATTACCCTGAACTCCCGGTGCGCTCTTGCCTCCGGTATTACCGCCACCCTGGCCACCTCCGGTATTACCGTTGCCGCCGCCCGCTC